AAGAATGGCTGATTACTTTACTGGCTACGCAAACCCCGTACCTGCGGGGGCGCAAACCTCAATGGCTGATATGCTGAACCTGGCGTCCGGTGTGCAGAACTACCAGCAGGCGCAGCAAATGAACCCCTTGGCTCTTAAAAAAGCACAGGTGGAAGCTAATGTTGCCCAACAAACCGAAGCGGCAAAAATTGCTCAAGCACAAAGCCAAGCCGGAACCGCTGCTACCCAACTGAATAGCGAACAATTAGACAATCTGCAAAAGCACGTTTCTAATGCTACAAGAAGCACGTTGAAGCTGCTGAACTCTGATGACCCTATTACGCCTCAAATAGTAAAAGATCATATAACGCAGGCAATGAAGAATGCAGGCGCACCTGACGCAGCAATTAATCAAGCACTTCAAAACGTACCTGCAAACGCTTCTGACAAGGATTTGCGTGTTCAACTTGGTCGATATGCTCTTAACTCATTGAGTGCTGAAAGTCAGATTGATAAGCTGTACCCTGCTAATCAAATGGTTACGACGGGCGCTCGCGCCGTTCCGACAACTGCTGGCGGCGCACTTGCCATGCAAGCACCTGGACAGGCAACCGGCCCTGGCATTCAAGCGGAACTGCCGCCGACAACTCCCGTTGTAAGAAATGGCGTAACTGGTTATTTGGGCGCACCTTCAACGGTTCAAGCGGCATTGACTCCGCAGCAATCCGCATTCGGAACGGGTACGGGTACGGCTGTCGCTTCCGATGTTGCACAAACTACGGCAGACGCAACCACCGCGCCTAAAAACAAAGCCATTTTCCAAACTATCAAAGGTCTTATTCCTGACTCTTACACTGGCTTGGGAAGCGAAAAGAAATTGTTTGCTGAAAAGGTGGCTGATGCTATTGGCATTCCTTACGACACATTGAAAACGTCTAATACAGAGGAATTGATTAAGAATCAAAATCTGTTGGCGTTGGTTGGTGGCAATACTGATTCTGCTCGCGCTTTGGCGCAAGTTGCAAATCCTAACGTCACAATGACAAAAGCAGGATTAAACAAAGTTCTTAATCAACTAATTGGCCTTGAGGATTTCAAATCATCTAAAGCTAATTTCTTGTCTCAGTATCAAAACGACCCAACTACATACGGTCAAAAATTGATGCAGTTTAATAATGCCGCAGACCCTCGGTTCTTTCAACAAATGACCGCTGAAGAAGCGCAGCAAATGCTTAAATCTATGACGCCAGCAGAATTGCAGGCATTGCGTCAAAAGAAAGTTATGGCTAAACAACTTGGAATCATCCAATAATGGCTACGCTATCCGACTTCCTTGATGCGCCTTCGGCCCCTGCTGCGCCCAAAAAAGGCAAAGAACCATCCTCGCAAGAAATGTATGGTGTAAAAGACCTGCAAGATTCTTTGTCGCAGATTCAAGCAACTTTGCCGGACTATGTGCCTGGCTCACCGTCTCACAAACGGGCATTGGCTGACATCCAAAGCATTCAGTCGGAATTGCAAAGCCACGCTACGTCTCAAGCACCTCAATCTGCGCCACAAAGCGGAACCTTGTCTGATTTTCTTGATGCGCCTGCTTCGCCCGATTTGTCTAGCAAAGGTGCTGTTACGCCTCAAGGACACTTAACACCGCAGCAAATGGAAGCGCAGGTTAAGCCTGCACAGCCCGGCTTAGTTACTCAAGCACTTCAACGTGCATTGCAACTAAAACAACGCGCACCTGGAGAAATTGCCTCTGCGCTTGATGTGGTTGGCAATCTGCCTTCTCAAGTTGCTGGAACTGTTGGCTATGGCGCTGGTCGTTTGTTTGGCTTGAACCCTCAAGAAGCTACCGCTGCTGCCGCGCCCGTGTCTCAAGCCTTGGCTAACCCTGCCGGACGTTTGATGGGTGTTACTGACCAACCAGGTTACCAAAGTTCTTTGCCTGCAATGGCGCAACAAGCAATCGGAGGCGCTGTTCAAAAAGGTTCGCAGGAAATAGGTCAACGTACGGGTATTAGTCCAACCGACATTGAGCAAGGTGTATCCGCTGCAATGATGTTGGCTCCCTTTGCCAAAGCCCCATTGGGACGCGCTGGTACGGCTATTAAGGCTGCTTTGCCCGAGTACACGTTTGCTGAACCTAAAACGGCTGCTATGGCGGCTCCTACTGAAACCGTTGGGCTTGGAAGTTCCGGTGCTGCCGCATCTAAAACAGACCCTTATGCTGGTCAAATAACTGGAGAAGAATCCGCAAGAGGCGGTCAATTCCCGCAAATTAAACTTTCTAAAATTTCTCAAGATGTGCCCAAATCTGAACAAGCAGTAAGGGCGCAAATTGCAAATGAAATTCTTGGAGATAGTGGACAAATCCGGCCTGGTGTTGTTACGGGTAATGAAAACACGTTACGCAATGAACACACATTGGCAAAAATGCCAGACGCCACACCGGAAGGTCAAGTTTACAAACAACAAATTGCAAATGAGCAAAATGCTTTGTCTAACTATGCTCAAGAACGTGTAAAAGCAACGGGAGCAGACCCATCTTTAATTGATGATGAGCAACGTGGACGCGCAGTTAATGATGTGTTTTACGGAAACCATCCTGATGACCCAGTTCCAACAAGCATTACTGGATATTTTCAAAGAGCAAAAGAACAAATTTATCAATCGGCAAAAGACAGATTTGGAAATAATTCAATTCAAACATCTAATGTTGATAACTTGTTAAATAACCCTCAATGGACTGCTGGTCTTGAAATTAAAGGAAATCAAGGAGTAGCTTCTTCGGCTCAAAAATTCCTTAATCTTGCTAAAAATGTTGGATTTGAAGACGCAAGTGGTGTTATGCAACCTGCTGGCTCTGTATCTGCTTACGACGCAGTAAGAAAAGCATTAAATAGCGAATGGTCGCCTCAAAATTCTAGAGCAATTGCGGCTGTAAACAGTGCTATTGATAAAGACATTGCAAGTGCAGCAGACCCATCACTTTATAAACTTGGCGATAACATTCACAAGTTAGAAAAAACAATCTTTGAATCAAAAGGAATTGCAGATATTTTTGGGCCACAAGATAAAAATGGCGTGACTTTGTCTAGCACTCCAGTGGAAAAAGTATTGCCAAAATTAAACAATTTGCCTATTGAGCAATGGCGTCACATTCACGATACATTAAATCAATTTGCAAGTGGAAGTTTGCGTGATGCACCAGACGGAATGCCTCCAATCCCGCCTGAATTGCAAAATGCTGCGGCTGCTGCTCAAAAAGAAATAACAGGCGCATTAGCGCGTAAAGTGTATGAATCGGGTGCTTCTAAAATTGGCACTTGGAATCAGAATTCTGTTAATTCCACGCTTAATTCAACGATTGGCCAAAAAATACTTCAAACATTTCCACAAGATGAAATTGCAAAATTTCACACATTAAATCGTGGTGGTTATTTGATGCCTGGCATACATTCGTATGAAGGTGCGGCATTACAACAAAAGCGTGTTGGCAATTTGGCGGGAACCCTTGCAGAAAAAGGACTTACCGCTGGTGGAGCAGGTTTGGGCGGTGCATTCTTTGGGCCTCCTGGCGCTGCCGCTGGTGCTGGAATTGGTCAGCAAGTAGGTGGTAAAGTTGCTGGTGCATTGGAACAACGCGCGTTATCTAAAAGGGCCACTAAAGCTGTTGAAGAAATGCAAAAAGCAGCAGCACTTAATAAAACATCATTAAAGGATATTGGAAAATGAGCGTCAATCTCTCCCCCATTGGTAACGGCTTCCAGTTCTTTACCACCACCGGAATCCCTCTTGCTGGCGGGTATATCTACACCTATCTTGCTGGCAGCACCACGCCCACTGCGACCTATACAACCTCAGCTGGAACTGCGACTAACACCAACCCTATTCAACTGGGCACGGACGGTCGGCCTCCGCAAGAAATTTGGCTTACCTACGGCACTAACTACAAATTCGTTCTTGCCGACGTTAACAACGTAGTTATTCAAACTTACGACAACCTCTACGGCATCATCGGCACTACGCCTAGCGTCTCGGCTGTACCGTCTGGCGGCATCATCATGTGGTCAGGTAGCATTGGTTCTATCCCTTCCGGTTACAACCTTTGCAATGGTCAGAACGGCACACCTAACCTGCAAGACTCTTTTATTGTTGGCGCTGGCAATACCTACGCTGTCGGCAATACGGGCGGCTTTACTTCAGCATCTACCAGCAACGTGGGTACTTACCTGCCTACCTACTACGCATTGGCTTACATTCAGAAGACCTAATCATGGAAATGCAACAAATCATTGACCTCGGTTTGGGTGCTGTAATGACAGTCATAGGCTGGTTTGCCCGTGAAATGTGGGGCGCTGTCAAAGAACTTAAATCTGACCTTTCTAAACTTCGTGAAGACCTGCCGAAGTCGTATGTTTCCAAAGACGACTACCGAGAAGACATCCGCGAACTTAAGGAAATCATGAACAAAGTCTTTGACCGCTTAGAAAACAAGCAAGATAAATAATCATGCTAGACCCCATAACGGCCTTCGCTGCCGCCCAAGCTGCCATCAAGGGGGTACAAGCCGCCATTAAGATGGGCAAGGACTTGCAGGGCATTAGCGGTGATTTAATGAAGTTCTTTGAGGCCAAGGACGTTGTAGCCAAAGCCGCAGCAGAACCAAAAAAAGGATTCGGCAAGTCAGACACTGCCCAAGCGTTTGAAACTGTGATGCAGGCCAAGCAACTTCAAGACGCTGAGAACGAACTAAAGCAAATGCTGATTTGGTCAGGTCAAGCCGACGTATGGCAGGCCATCATGCTTGAACGTAACAACCTTGTCCAGAAACGCAAATCAGAGGAAATAACTATGGAAAAAGCTAAAGCCAAACGCAAAAAAGAAGTGCAGGAAGTTGTAGAGATGGTGCTGGCGATTGTTGCCGGTGCTTTGCTAATTACCTTGCTGGCCTGGGGCACGATGGAATACGCAGACTTTATGAGGAAATAACATGGATTGGCTCGCACAAATTGCCCCTACGATTGCCACGGCGCTGGGTGGCCCGCTTGCAGGTATGGCGGTGTCCGCTGTCAGCAAAGCTATTGGCTGCACACCAGAAGAAGTGCAAAACGTCATTAGCAATAACAAACTTGACGCCACGCAAGTAGCCGCGCTCCAGCAAGCAGAATTGGAACTTAAAAAGCAAGCCCAGGCCATGAACTTGGACTTCGCAAAACTGGCAAATGATGACCGCAAGTCTGCGCGAGATATGCAGGCAACAACGCGATCTATCATTCCGCCTGTTTTAGCGTTAGTAGTCACGGTTGGATTTTTTGGAATTCTCATTGGCCTAATGACCAAAACCTTTGCTACGTCTGATGCGTTAATGATGATGCTAGGAAGCCTTGGAACCGCATGGACTGGGATAATTTCCTTTTTCTTTGGTAGCAGCGCATCTAGCCAAGCTAAAGATCAACTTCTCCACCAATCAACACCTACACAATGAACTCAAACTTTGAAGCCTCACTAGCCCACGTCCTTCAATCGGAAGGCGGTTTTAGCAACCTCTCGGCAGACCCTGGCGGCATGACTAACCTCGGTTGCACCAAAGCGGTGTGGGAGGAATTTGTAGGCCACCCAGTGTCTGAGGCTGATATGCGCGGCCTTACCCCTGATGACGTAGCGCCTCTTTATAAGCGTAAGTATTGGGACAAGGTGTCTGGCGACGACCTTCCCGCTGGCCTTGATTACGCTGTCTTTGATGCTGCTATCAACAGTGGCCCAGGAAGGGCTGCAAAGTGGCTACAAGAGGCCGTAGGCGTTACCGCTGATGGAGCTATCGGTTCAGGCACTTTGGCTGCTGTGGCGGCTTTTGACGTGCAAGAACTGATTAAGGCTTACAGCGATAAACGACTAGGCTTCCTGCAAAGCCTGCCTACTTTTGAGACGTTTGGGAAGGGTTGGACAAATCGCGTCGCGTCTGTTCAATCTGTTGCCTCGTTGTTGGCTTAGGGCAATCATCCGGTGGAATTACAACACACCATACAGCACTAATGTACTTTTGTGTTCCACGGTTTGACCATCGGTCAATGTAGGCGTCTGGCATAGCTTTTAAGACGTTTCTAATGGTTCCCTGCGGTGCTTTGGTTATAGAGTTAATCTGCGCAGTAGTTAAACCGTCAGGATGTAAGCGCAAAGCTGCGCGGACTTCTTTGTTATAGCTATACATTAACTGTTTTTCTCTTTAAGTTTGTCTTCTGCCCATTCAGCGCCAGCACGAAATTCTGTATCGTATGCCGTTGAATTCCAATCATTATTTGTCAGCCCTACCCACGGGCGCTGGGGTGGGAAGGTGAAATTCGCAACCATTTGGTGATGGTGGTGTATCTCGCCGCACTTGTTGCAAACACGATCACAGGCAGTAAGGTAATTACATCCTTTGCGGGGTATGCCTTTGCATTGATTCGCCACAGGCTCCTGCGCTGGCTGTGCTCGCTCCTTTAGGCTTGCATCGAGCCATTTATCCAGCCGGTCAATGTGTAATAGCCCTTCCTGCGCTGGCTGTGCTGCGGGTTGGATGGTGTAAACAGGTTCCGCATCTTTTATGCGCGTCTGCCAATCGCTACCGCTACCGCTGTCAATGTACTTGTATCCGTAGCCATCGTAGTCATACCGCATAGCCACAGGCTCCTGCGCTGGCTGGGCTAGGGCTTCTTTGCATTTGGCAATAGTTGCTTTGGCTTGTGCAAGAATTTTTGGTTCTTGCTGCTTATAAGAAACCCATGTCGGGTCTGCATAACAGCCATACATCAGTTCTACGGTGTCAAGCGCCAGCTTCAATGCTTCTTCTTTAGTTACCACGGTGCATCCTCATAGTTGTCAGGGTTGGGTTTAAGCGGCGGTGCTTTAACGGGCGTTGGTCGCGGGTATGGTGGGAAAGGCCAAGTCATACGTTGTTCTTTTTCAGTTGTTTGAGCTTGCGCTCAACTTCCCAGTTAAGAATGACTCGCATTTCGGCGGCTGCACTCAGGGAGTAGTTATTTTCTCCCATCAAATGCGCCTCAATCTCAGGGGTGATGTCGAGGCCATACTGATGGGCATGCGCCTCCAGTTTTTCATGAAACAGCCTGCCGTCAGTCGTAGCGTATGCGTCCATTGGTGTGATGGTGGTTTCGTTCATCAGAACCCCCTACTTTTAATGTTAAGAAAGTCATTAGCACCAGGTCGCACATAGCCTGATTCCGGTTTGTACGTTGGTTGCTGCCAAATGTTTAGCGTTTTAGGCTTTGCGGCGTTTGGGTCTTTGACTAACAACACCGCGCCAGTGCGAAGTTTTTTATGCGCTTTGTCTCCAGCCGTCAATGCAAAAGCGCCTAGTCCTGTGGTGGGGTTAACTCTCATTTCAGAATCCTGTCAATAAAAGATGGTGTGCAAGTTTTTTCCAACACCAAAGGAATAGAAGCGTAAGCGTACCCAAGCAGGAACATTACTACAGCAAACATTCCCAGGGCTGACAATGCGCGAATAACAATGGAATAAACGCCATATTGAGGGCAGGTTTTGCCTTGTTGGCAATCTTGATTACAACAGTTCATAATTTATCTTAAATAGGTGGAAAAGTTGCCTCTTATGCTTGCAAGGTGACACAGAGCTTGCGAAGTCATGGAATTGTCAACCTTCCCGAAAAGGTGGGGGTACTCGCTGCACTGGTATCCGTCTGGGGTTAGCCTATTTTTCGCAGCATCCGCTTTCCCCCCGTAAATCAAAATGGTACGTCTGAATCGTCCATAGCTGGGCGACGTGACTTAGGCGCTTCTTCTTCTCTCGGTGGATTCATAAATGCCCAACCATCCCAACCTCCTTCTTTCAAAGGGATTACGTCCAGTTTAAGCATTTCGCCGTTCTTGGTGGATACAACAGAACCGATGCGCTGATAGCGATTCTTGGTCTGTCCGTCTTTGTTGGTGTAAGTTCCTACGATGCAGGAA